AGCAGGCGGAACCGGAATCTCTCTCCATGACATCAACGGTAACCGCCAACGGATTTCGTTGATTTCACCGACCTTCAACGTCAAGGATCACTTGCAAGCGTTAGGGCGCATCCACCGCAACGGGGCAAAAAGTGACGCCATACAGAAGATTTTGGTTGCAAGTGATTCGATAGAAGAACATGTTATGCGTATTGTTGAGCAGAAATCAGATAACCTAAATACTCTACACCAATGAAAACAGAGAAATATTTAAACATAAAAGAACAGATGAAAGTTAAGTTACTACGGCATGAGGTTGAGATGCTTGGTAAAGCGATTAATCGGACTGCTACTAGGCGAGACAAGTTAAAGAAGAAAGTCGATGACATCTTAAACCGAATTGAGAAGTAGTCATGAAACAATTAAAAAATATTGCGGTGTCCGTAGCACACCTGCTGGAAGCAGGTATCACCCAAACAGAGCGTCTTTCAATGCTCGCGTATATCGCATCTAAGGACGGCGTTGATACGGGAGAAGTCGGCAAAGCATTCAAGTCTTCTCGCGCCAAAATTTATGGGGCGATGATTGCGTTGCAAAAACTAAACCTGACCCGACAAGAACTCAGAGTCGAAATGGAAGATGGCGTCAAAAATAAAGTCGGTTACTGGCACGCTACTCCTTACGCTAAGGACGTATTGAGTAACTTCTCTAGCTCATTACAGCTTATAAAATGAGTAACCAACCGGACCATCAAAGCAGGGGTCACGCGGAATTTTCTCCGTCGAGCCTGAAGTATGTAGCCGCCTGTGCAGGTTATCAAGGACGCGATGGCACATCCGCCGCCGCTGAGATGGGGACTAGAATTCACGAGGCTCTCGAAGTCTTCGACCCTTCTGCTCTCCATAATGAGGAGGAGCTATCTATCTACGAGCAGATTGTAGAGATGGAGAAGGACTTCATGGCTAACTTTGGCGAGGTCACAGAAGAGCTAAACGAAATCCAAGTTGAGGTTGCCTTAGACGGCACTGAGACATGGGGAACCTGTGATCGATTCTTGATATTTAAAGGTGGTGATCAAGCCGTTATGGCGGACTATAAAACTGGTATTAGCATCATTGATCCACCAGAAAAAAACTGGCAAGCCAAAGCCTATACGACTGGAGCCTTTCAGAAGTATCCCGATATTCAGGAGATCGTCTTTGCGTTCTACGTGCCACAGCACAACGCAACATTACACCACACGTTTACGCGAGACGATCTCCCTACTCTGGTTGAAGACCTTAGCCGCGTTATTACAGCGGGGGAAAAGATTCGACCAAAGTGGGAGTCGGGCACTCCAGAATTGGAGGAATGCACTCCGACGCAATACTGTAGGTTCTGTAAGCACGAAGATACTTGTCCTGCGTTAGGCGGACTCGTTATCAGTGTCGCCAAGAAACTCGACACTACGTTGCCGGACATTAATCCAACTGACGTAGATAACCCAGCTAGACTCTCTGAGCTATTCAACATTGCTAAGATTGTAGAGAACTGGTCAGCGTCTATTAAACGTAAAACACTCGACGCCCTCAAAGATGGCGATCAGCTTGATGGGCTTAAACTTCGTTCGATGGGACGGACCCGAAAGATCTCTGATAATGCTACTTTTGTAAAAATTGCAAAAAAACATGGAATAGATCTCGACACGTTACTCGATCAAGTTAACATCCCGCTCGCCAAGGTTGCCAAAAAAGCGGGAGCCGATAGCAAACAACCTTTCCTCGACGAATGCGAAGATGCAGGAATCGTAGAAACATCCGAGGAGCGGCATAGTGTTGCTACTCAAAACAACTAGAACATTATAATTATAGAATATTATGAGTAAGAAAAATGAAACCGCTGTTGCGGAAGTCGAAAACACCAACCTAGCTTCAACTAGTGTAGGTAGTATCCAAATTGATGTGGAGGATATTGATATCCCCCGTATTAATATAGTCCAGAAGATGAGCCAAATCGATGCCCCTGTAGGAGCTATCGTTTTAAATAAAGCTCATGTTGTCGCTGAAGCAGGTGATCCTGTAGAGGCGGTTGTAGTAGCTACCCAAAAAGGATGGCGCGAAGACATTCCCTTTGACGAGGATGGGATACCACGTATGGCGTGGTCCCGTGAACAGTCCGATAGTATCGCGGCTGACTCCGAATGGGATATGGTTGAATTCGCAGAGATAACCCTCCTACTTAAGGAGCCCAAAGATAACAAAGACTCAGAGGCATTTGGGTTTCCTATTGGGGGTAGCAATTACGCTATCGGTCGCATCAATGTGAGTAAAAACGCATACCGCTCTACCTTTAAAAGATTAGCTACGTTTAGTGCTTTCAATAAGAGTATACCTCTTAATAGCAAGGTATGGACATTTACTAGTGAGATCCTTAGTAAGGGTAAGTATTCGTGGCATAACCCATCCCTCACAGCTTCTTCTGAGAAGGTGGATCCCGCTGTAACTGAATTTCTCGCAGACTTTGGTATTTAATATTATGTCTGACCGAAACGAGACTTCTAAAACAGAAGATATCCTAACATCTGAATGTAACATGCTCGAAGATATGATCGCAGACCTCGCGGCAAAACACGAGGAGGGCGCTCAAGCTATTGAGAAGCTTACCATTGTTAGGGACGCTCTTAAAGAGAAGATTGATTCACTCGCCAACGACTAACATAGCCTAAAGACCGTCCCACTTCATTTTCCGGTGGGGCGGTCTTTTTTTGCCTACATATATTATGGAAACTTACGCTCTCGATTATGAGACATTTTATGATAAGCATTGTAGTATAAAGAGCTTAGGCCCTTTAGGTTACTTTGCCCACCCCGATTTCGATGCTTATATGGTATCCATTGTTGGGGATAATGGTTATGAGTTTGTTGGACACCCTCGCGACCTTGACTGGTCTATCTTAGAGGGGTCGATAGTTCTTAGCCATAACGCTAGTTTTGATGAGACTTTATACTTGTATGGGGTTGCCCAGAACTGGTGGCCAGAAATTAAACCACACGCGTGGTATTGCACTGCTGATATGGCCGTCGCTTGTGGTTTGCCCCGATCACTTAAAAACGCGACCGCTCAAGCTTTTGATATAGAAGTGTCTAAAGAGACCCGAAACACCATGTCTGGTAAGAGGTGGGAGACTATGTCAGAAGAGTTCCGAAGGGAAGTAGAAGAATACGCTCTCAAGGACTCTGTTCTTTGCCTTAGGTTGTGGAAGGAATACGAATCTAAGTGGCCTCAATTTGAACGGGACATTAGCCGCATGAACCGTAATATCGTCCAGAGAGGTTTACCTATTGACGTAGACCTGATGGAAAAGAATTTACAAACGGTTCGTCAAAAACTATTTGAGACTGAGAAATCTATCCCTTGGGCTGACGAGAAACCACTCTTGAGTCGAAAAGCTTTTGATCACGAGTGTATGAGGATTGGTATTGAACCACCTGTGTCTTTAGCTCAGACAAATCAAGAGGCTCAAGAGTGGATCAGACGGCACGGGCATAAATACAAATGGATTGAGGCCGTATCTAACTACCGAAGGGTCAACTCCCTGATTAAGAAGATTGAAAGCTTTGATGCTGCTACTATGCCTGACAATAGGTATTACGGGGGTATTATGTATTTCGGAGGACACACCGGAAGGTTCAGTGGGAGTGGCGGTAATCTAAACCTACAGAACATGCCTAGAGATCCTATGTTTGGGGCCAACATACGTCACATGATTGCAGCCCCCGAAGGGCGGACCTTAGTTGCATCAGATCTGTCTAATATTGAAGTCCGAACATTATGTTGGTTAGCAGAAGATAAAAAGACCCTTCACGAGATTAAAAAGACCGAGGATATTTACGAGGCGTTTGCTATTCGTTTTGGCGTGTGGTCTAAGGATAGAGGGGCCTTGAAAAAGGAAGATGTTAAATTACGCCACAAAGTTAAGGCCTTAGTGTTAGGGTGTGGGTATGGGGCAGGTGCAAATAAGTTTGCCCAAATGTATGATATGCCCCTTGAAGAAGCGGAAAAAGCTGTGGACACATACCGAGCAAGGTTACCGGAAATCCCTAAATTCTGGCGTGATTTATCTAGTGGGTTGAAGGCCGCCCACGGGATACGTTCCCCTTACATTCTCGACCTCCCTTCTGGGCGCAGCCTCAACTACGGTATGCTAAAGCCTTCTAAAGATGATATGGGGAGAACCCAGTATTCCGCCCTTATGAACCGGAATGGACAGAGAACGTCTATGAAGCTTTGGGGTGGTGTATTAGCTGAGAATCTGTCCCAAGCAATGGCCCGAGATGTTCTCTGCTACATGATGTTGGAAATAGAAAAGGCGGGACTAGAAATAATACTACACGTTCACGATGAAGTAGTTGTGGAGTGTGATGAAGACAAAGCCGAAGAAGTTCTGGACACCATAAACAAAATCATGTCAACTCCACCAGAATGGTGTAGTGACCTACCCCTAGCATCCGAAGGATATATCTCTAAACACTATAAAAAATGAAGTATCGATACATTGAAAACCTAAGACATAACATCGCTCATTCCTGTAGCGATGTCTCAAAACTAAAAAGTAAAGCCCCTCAGTTCACCTCAAAACAAAAGTATAGACAGTGGTGCGCTGACGCGAAAACCAAACACGTCTTTTACACCTCATGTGAAGGGAGGACTCCCTCAAAGCGAATTAGCAATGATAACCCAGTTAATATGCTTAATGGTCTAGTTGCTGATTACGACGCGTCAGTAGACTGGAAGAATATTGATGATGATATCTCAGCTAGATTTGGTCAAAACCCCCCTACATGGAGGTCGAAAACTAACTCAGGGTATATGAGATTAGTGTGGGAGTTCGCCGAACCCCTCCCTATTGCTCCTGAATTGTTCGATACCTTCATGCGGCACATCAGTAAAACCCTTAAAATGAGTCAGGCGTTTGCAGGTTTCGATAGCAGTTCACTTAGAGCAAGCCAATATTTTGAGCTAGGTGAAGACTGGGTCAACGTAGGGGGTCAAATAGACGCAAATTTCGTACAGACGATCTTAGCGAAAGCGGCATCTGATAAACCGCCGCAATCAACCGAAACTTCGATTCCTATCGAGGTAGTTTCCAAAGAAGTTGAATCCCGTTTCCCGAACCGTTGGATCGGGGACTTTGAGGTAGGGTCTCGTGGCCCACTATTCTGGATCGATGATGGTATTGATCGTGACGGTTGTCAGGTAGTTGAAGACGGTGTGGTTTGCTACAGCGATAGGGCGGGTCGGGGTTTCATGAGTTGGGCCGATATATTCGGATCCTCGTTCACTAAGGACTATGAGACTAAGAAATTATCCACCTTACTAGACGAGTATTGGTTTAATGGGCGTAACTTCTACAAGTTATCGTTACACGACAGTGCTATCTCTATCCCTAAAGATCAGCTTCTATTAGAACTACGCCAAGCGGGGTTCAGTATGAAAACTAAAAAGGGTCAACCATTGTCTGAAGTTGAGTCAGCCATACTAACCATATCTAACCACAACCGGATTGATGAGATAGCCCCCGTTGTTTTCAGTAACGAGAGAATAGTATCATATAATGGGAGTCGCATACTGAACTGCGCGAATAACTCCCCCATAGAACCTGAAGTTGACGGTAATCCTACTAATTGGCCTTTTTTACATAAGTGGATTGGGCAACTGTTTGAGGATAGTGGGGAGATTAAAGCGGTAGATTATTTCTATGCGTGGCTTAAAAGGTTCTATCGGGCGGCTTACGAGCGTCGGTTTGATCAAGGCCAAGCGTTAGTGTTAGTAGGCCCGACGGGTAGGGGTAAGTCTCTTTTATCAAACCGAGTTATCGGGACGCTAGTAGGAGGTTTCTCAGATGCGAGTGACTATATTAGTGGGCAAACGAGGTTTAACAAAGACCTTGGCCGAGTAGCAGCGTGGGTCATTGACGACACAACATCCGCCGCTTCTTTTCAAGATCAGAGGAAAGCTACTGAGATACTTAAAAGATCAGTCGCTAATCCGCGAGTTGAGTATCAAGCTAAGTATGCCGATGCGATGAGCGTCCCGTGGACGGGTCGGGTTATCCTTTCTCTTAATATGGACGCTAACTCCCTCTCTGTTATACCTTCTTTAGATAGTAGTAACCGAGATAAGATAATTGCGCTCCGTATTCGGGATGAGGCGATTAGCGAGTTCCCACCTAACGATAAGTTAGAGGCGGTTATAAACAGCGAGTTGCCTTACTTAGCTAAGTATCTAATAGACCTTCAACTTTCCCCTAAAGTTGAGGGGACTGGTCGGTTTGGAGTGAAAAGCTTTATTGACCCCTCAATCGCTGACGCTGCTTATGATAATAGTTATCGTTCAGCTATTGCAGAACTAGTTGAGTTCTTTACTAAGCGGTGCCGTGAGATTAATACCGATATGAAAGAGTGGAAAGGAACACTTACTGAGTTTCAGGTTTCACTACACGACTTTAACAATGGTCGGAGTGTCGGTATGTCGAACAACCTAGAGTTTGTTCGACGGGGTATGTGTACCTTAGAAGATGCGGGTCGTGTTAATAAGAAAATTAGACCTATACGATCTAGGGGTCAAGGTGGGGGAAAGCTATGGACTATTAGCCTCTCTTCTTCTTACGACATTGACTCTCAAGCGAATCGGGACGTCGTGTTGACCGTATAGGTAAGTGATACCCGTTGCTCATATAGGTGAAGCCGTAGCTATCGGCTTCACCTCTTTTTTTGTAGTATTTATTTTTACCTACGCTTTTTGAGGTAGACCACCCACAGAACCATACTTTAGAAAGATCTTGATGGACACGCATAAAGAAATAAATGTCTGCCTTCAGTTCTTGCGTTTTAGACTTTGCGACAGAGGCGGAATAATGGATCATAGGGCGGCTACTACAGGTCTTAGCTTTTACATCTATATTGTAACCTGTGAGTTCATAGTCGTGCGTGAATGACCTGTCCCCCACGTATACGGCCTCAGGAAAGGTGTTCCCGAAGGCAACTTCACCCAAAAAACCTGTCATTCGACCCTTTCCTCTAGTAAAAGAGTTTTCTAAAACCCCTAGTTGTTGTGAACGTCGGAAGGCTTCAGCGACGTCTTCTTTAGTTGGTTCATACACAATAAACCGACTCATCTCTTACTGGGTTTTTTTTTACGCGCTTTTCTTAAAGCGGACTTACGTGACCGATACCTCGCGGTTTTTTCTGCGATCTTTTTGGGCTGTTTAACAAATTGTTTACCCGCCTTCATACCCTTTCGCTTCTTACGGCTAGTGCGGGCATATTCTTCACTAGTTAAAGCTTCACGCGCAGCCTTCGGCAGATACCGCTCACCCGTTTTGAGTGACGGCTTACCGGATTTGGTCCCCCATTTCTCCCGTGTCCAGTTGTCGAGAGATCTCTGTGAAGCTTTCTTAGGCATTAGTAACCTGATCGTTTACGGATGATCTTGTTAACCTTCTTTTTAGTCGAAGACTTGGTCGATGGTTTACTTGCTGGCTTTGCGTGTTTGTATCCTTTTTTCTTCATAGCTAAGTGTTGTTCGTAGGTGTTCGCTTTATAAGCCTTCCCAGACTTATCATACATCATGTGTGGTTTAAATTGTTTCATTAGTTTCTGTATCCTCCTCCGTTTTTCTTGTATCGTGCTGCTAGTAGTTGTGCTTTGCGGGCTGACCATTGTCCGGCTCTGCCGCCTTTTGTTCCGGCTTTAATTGAGTTAAATAAACGTTTCCGCATTGCAGGCTTGGTGTAGTTGCCTGCCTCATTGACTCTTGATTTTGATTTTTTCTTCATTCAGATACCCTTTGTTCTACCCGTTCTGCAAACGACGCTTTCTTTTTCGCTTCTTCTTTCAGTAAATTAGAAAGAGACTCCATCCTTTCTGCTACACCAGACCCAGACTTTTTAGCTTGACGGTATTCTTCGTTATCTAAAAACTCTTTTGCAGCGTCGGTAAACTTACCCTCTCTGATGTTCTGCATAGTCTTTGGGGACCCCGATAAGCCTCCTCGATAAATCGAAGATATAGCTTCGTCTTGTAGCTCTGGGGAAAGATCAAAAAACCTATCCCCAATCATATTATCTTCGATGGCAAGTTTAGCTTTTTCACCAATCGAACTTAACATCATACTTCGAGCTGCCTCCCCAGTAATCAATTTACCTGATAAATCGGCTTTTTTAGCTATACCGCTCTTACCCATTGTAATCTTACCTGTATAATATGGAGATTTCTTATAGGCATCTAGACTACCATCCCCTATTAAGTTACCATAGCCTATTGTCCATAACCCTTTTGAGTCTTTATAAGGTCTATCAACAAACCCTTCTTTCGAGCTTAACACATCGGCGAGCTTACTAAAACTGTATGCTTTCTTATTTGGTTTTACTAAAACTGGGTCGGGCATTACTTTAAGCGTTTAAGGATTCGTTCGTAGGCTGGAAAGAAAACCTCGTCGATGCAACGGATGCAGGCTTCTTCCTGAAAGCTCTCGCAGAACGAGATGCCTGAGATATGGAAGGCGGCGTGTAACATTTCATGACGTAAGGTTGGTATGATTTGATTTTCTGGTAGTTTCTTATGTAACTGAATTATTCGTTTTTCGTGTAAGTATTGTCCGTAGCAATCATCTAGCTCAGTCCTGTGGATCTTGATCCGCTGACCAGCGATCATGACTGATTTTAACGTTTTCATGCCCCTTTCTTTTTCTTAGTAGCCCTGTTCTTTTTAATAGCTAATATTCGGAGGTTTTGGTCTGAATTGTTTCGAGGGTTTCCGTCTTTATGATCAACATCTTTTCCGTTGACCGCTCCTTTCCCTACCTTGTTAATCATTTTACGTCGGGCTAATACTCTACTTGATCTATTCTTCCTTTGTTTCGGGGTGCCATGATACTCATCGTATTCTTTACGATAGTCCCTTTTCCGTTGTTTTTTAAGTATATCTGCTTTTTTCATGCGTTGTTAAAGTATTCGACAATCGCTTGCGCGTATACGTTGGCTAGTAGTGATTGCTTTGTGTCAAAGAGAACCCATTCCTTCGGGGAACTCCCGAAGAAAGGCTCACATATCACGGC